ATGGCAAAGGTAATACATGTGCATCTGCTGCACAATATCGATGGAACGAGGCGGAAAGACTGGTATTTTAGCAGCATTTCTGCGGTTTATACGGTTTTGACGGCTGAACAGATCGGCGCGACGAAGAATTATTTGCTTCATGCAGGGCTGTCTGGCAATGGTACATTGTGCACGAAACGCGCTATAATCAAGCAATCTACGCTTATTTCGTGCTCTCGTGGGGCAGATGATTAGACTGATGTTTTTATGGCGTTAGAACGCAAATAAAAGGCCGTTTGTACGGTCGTGGGAAAGGAGGTCATTTGGCCTCCTTTTTTTATGTCCGAAAATGGCGAAAAATGGGAATGGGGTTACTATTGGGGTTACAGATAGGGGTTACATTTTCGGAAATTAGGGGTTACACATTCGGGGTTTTCGGGGGTAGGATAGAGGGGGAGGGAAAAGGATAGTTTTAAGGGATAGGGTGGGGGAAACTACCCATTTGTGATATTGGTAAAATGGGCGCGAATTGGGCTAAAACCTTGTATTTATGGGGATTCTTACATGGGATGAGCCTCGAAAGAGGGGGTACACCCCTCCAAACGGGGTTCTAATGGCATTGGAGGGGTATTCGTATGGTGTTACGGCTTACCACCTATGATAACATGAAATGGGTTTACCCTGCACTTGCAATATTTGAAGTGTCGGCATCCGATACATGCTTTTCTTTTTCTATAGACAGTTGCTTTATGGTTTCTTTGAGACGTCCAATTTCCTCTGCTTGTTGTATGATTTTAGCATCTTTGCTTTGTATGTATGGTTCTAATTGACCAAAGAATGTGGCAATGCTTGTCTCTGTCGTTGCAAGAATAGGATTTCCTGGTTCAGAATTAGGTAAGGTGTCACTCCCTAAGCCAGTGAGAAGCCACATTGCGTTTACATCGTAAGAAATCACGATTTTTTCTAAAACGTCAGCTTTGGGTATGACTCCCTTTATATAACCTCTTATATTAGCTTCACTAACGCCTAATTTCTGGGCGAATACTGTATTTTTCCCACCTGCTTTTATATCAACGAGGTGCTTGATTCTTTCGTGAATTGTCCCGTTATGTGCCATAATTCTAAATTTAATCGAAATAAATCCCGATTTTTCTTTTGTAATTCGTGAGAAATCACTATCTTTGCAGCGTGTTCAAGATTGAACGAGCGGCCAAAGATACGAAAAAAGGTCGAGAATAACGAATTTTTGCAATTAAAGAATATGAACGATACAGAAATAAAGGAGTGGCAGACGCAGAGCGTGAAGCACAAGGTGGCAATGGTTCTGATAATGGATGGTGTTAGTTTCAGCTACACAGAAGAGGACGGCATCGTATTCACAGCACCAGAATGTTATGTGGCGAGATTGATAAGACGGCTGATGTCCTGCTACGGATGTAGCGTTAGACCGAAGATAAACGAGGTAAAATGATTGCAGGATAACACGGAGACCCTGGGTGCTGCACTGGATAGTCAGCCACCGCACTGGATAGTCGGCAGGGTTGGCCTCGGATGACCGCGGGAAAGACCGCAGGAGTGGCAGGTTTGCCGTGCGCTGGATAGCCATGTGGGGTTCGACTCCCCAAGCTCCACCAATATGTTAATAATTAAAACAAGTGAGATATGAAAAAGTACATTCACGTAACAAAGGAGGTTCGTCAGGAACTGGCGGAAGTGTTCAAGGTGGGTGACCGCGCTGTGTGGAATGCCCTAAGTTTTGACAAGGAGCGTGGTGAGACGGATCGTGCAAAACGTATTCGTATGTTTGCCCTCCAGAAGGGCGGCATTGTGATGGTTGTATCACCAGAGATGGAAACGCTTCATGATTCAGATGACTACATGCGTCAGTATCTCCCTAATGATGTGATGCTTGAGTTCTCAAAGAAAGAGGATGCAGGTTGCGACGTGTACCACAAGGGTGTCAAGGTTCGCCATTACGACAAGGTAATGGTCAGTGATATACCAGAGATTCAGAACTGGGCTGCAACATTGAGATAAGGAGGAGTAAGTATGGAGTACCACGATAACAGACTTTGCATCTCGATGCGGGAACTTGTGGATGGCGGTGTGATGACCGTACCCAACTACAAGCAGCTCTCTGCACGCGGTCGCATAGACATTGTGCGTCGTGGTGGAAGAGGCGGCTATGCGCTCATCGCGGTTAGCAGTCTGCCCGATGCTTATCAAGACAAACTCAAGGAGATTTATCCGGACCCGTCGCTTGAGGTGCTGCTTGCCTGGCTTGATGCCAACTACGAGGTGGACCAGGCAGCTGTCGCATATTTCAACGACTGGCGCAACCAGTGCGGACACGACCACGCTACTGACGCTCATGTGAAGGAGTATGTGACCAATGCCAGCGTGCTGAATGCTTGTATCAAGCTCTACAACAACGCCAAGGCGATACAGAAGACAATGGGCCAGAAGTATGACTGGAGCATGATGTCGCAAGCTGTGGAAGGCTACCGTATGAAGACAGGGCACACATTGCCGGCAAGTATGTTGCGCTTCCGCAAGAAGGTGAACGAGTATCAGCGTGACGGATACCAGTGCCTCATCAGCCGAAAGTTCGGCAACCAGGCAAGCCGTAAGGTGGATTACCGAACAATGCGCTTGATATGGTCAATAGCGGTGCTACCCAACAAGCCGTTCAATACCAATGTTTGGGAATTGTACAACTCGTTTGTGTGCGGTGAGCTGGACGTGTATGACCCAGAGACTGGTGAGCTTTTCGACGCAAGCGAGTGGACCGACAAGAATGGTGACCCGAAGTCATTAAGCGAAAGCACTATCACGAACTACCTGAATCGTCCAGATGCTCGTCTGTTTATAGCTAAACACCAAGAGTCCTACACCACATTCATGCACGAGCAGATGCCCCACGTTCACCGCCATGCGCCCGAGTTCTCGTTCTCAAAAATTTCATTCGACGACCGCGACCTCCCACGCAAACTGAAGGATACCAAAGCAAGGCCGAAGGCATACTACGCCTACGATGTGACAAGCCAGTGCGTGGTGGGCTACGCCTACAACCGCAACAAGAACGTGGACTTGGTTGCCGACTGCTTCCGTTCGATGTTCCGACTGATAGAAAGCAAGGGCTGGGGTTGCCCGGCGCAGGTTGAGGTGGAGAACCACTTGATGAGTCAGTGGAAAGAGAGTTTCCTGAAGGCAGGCGTATTGTTCCCATTTGTGCGTTTCTGCGCCCCGATGAACTCTCAAGAGAAATACGCTGAGCCGATGAACGGTGCCAAGAAACGCCGTGTGGAGCATCGGAACCACCTCGGCATCGGACGCTTCTACGCCAAGGACAGGCACTACCGCACGGAGGCCAAGAAGGTGTTTGACGAGAAGAATGACACCTACGAGGACAAACAGTACTACACATGGGAAGAACTGATTGCTGATGACATCCGCGACATCAAGGAGTTCAACAATACCCTCCACCCGAACCAGAAGAAATACCCCGGCATGACACGCTGGCAAGTGCTTGAAGCCAATATGAACCCAACGCTTCAGCCAATGGACAAATCGGTGTGGGCACGCTTTATCGGCGAGCACACTGAGACCTCCATACGCAGGAACAGCTACTGCAGAGTGGCATATAAGGACTGGTGGTTGAGCAAAACTGAGGTGATAGAAAGACTTGCACCGAACAACTACAAGGTGGATGCCTACTATCTGACCGATGAGGACGGCAACGCGACTGATGTTTATATCTTCCAGAACGACCGACTTATCGACAAGCTCGAGGACGTGGGCACGTTCAACACTGCCGATGCAGAGCAGACTGACGAGGACAAGGAGATATTCGTGAACCAGCAGAAGAAGATAGCTGCATTCAACGCCTACGTGAAGAAGAACGCCATCGCAACTGTGGGCATATCCAAGGCTGAGCAGACCGCCCATGAAGAGGCTGCACCACCGCCACCGATTGAACTTCCACCGATGGAAAGCGAGCAGGAAATGGAAGTGAGCTACCATATTTCTGACCCGTTGGCAGATTTATAGAATGATATTAGAATACAATTAAAATAACGTGAGACATGATAATGAATGAGAACAAGAAGCGGATATTGGAGGCTATAGCCACCAACCGCACGAACTATCCGAGCGATGCCAAGCACGCTGCTTCATTGGGCATCAGCACCTCGGTATATAGCGCCATCAAGAATGGGCAGACCGACAAGGCACTGAGCGAAGCCAACTGGATAACCATCGCCCGAAGACTGGGTGTGAACCTCAGAGGAGGCATTGAATGGAAGCCAGCACGCACCGCCACCTTCGAATATATCACCAAGCAGCTGGAGTTCAGCCAACAGAGCGGACTGAGTGCGATACTATGTGATATACCCAACATCGGCAAGACATTCACGGCACGCTATTATGTGCAGTGCCACCGCAATGCCATCTATGTAGATTGCTCCCAAGTGAAGACCAAACTGAAGCTGGTGCGCAAGATAGCCACTGAGTTTGGTGTGGGCAGCAATGGAAGATACAGCGACGTGTACGAGGATTTGGTCTATTACTTGCGCTCAATCGACACCCCACTCATCATTTTGGACGAGGCTGGCGACTTGCAGTATGAGGCATTTCTGGAACTCAAAGCCTTGTGGAACGCTACAGAAAGATGCTGCGCCTGGTATATGATGGGTGCGGACGGACTGAAAGCCAAAATCAATCGCTCCATTGAGTGCAAGAAAGTGGGCTATACCGAGATGCTCAGCCGATACGGTGACCGCTACTCGAAGGTAACGCCCGATGACTGCAAGGAGCGTGAGAAGTTCCTGAAAGACCAGGCGAGCGTGGTGGCAAAGGTGAACGCCCCAGAAGGTGCGGATATTGCTACTCTGGTGCGCAAGTCGGGTGGTGGACTGAGACGAGTTTACACGGAAATAGAAAAACTAAAAAGAGTGCAGGCATGATGACGAAAATAGAAATGCAAGCGATGGACGCTGTAATCGGCATTCACCGCGAAATGAGAAAAGGCAATGAACCCAACTGGGAGCAGCGTCGGTATGAGATTGCAAAAGATGTCATGTGCGCTATGCTCTCCAATCCAGAACTGGGTGGACGTGGCAAATTTGCAGTTTATTCAGTAGAAATGGCGGATGAACTTATAGCCCAACTGAAAACAGAAAAGTGATATGGCAAAGCGAGCATATAGCCCCAAGGATGTGGCGAATATTAAGTGCAAGGCGCTACCATTTGGAGGACAATGGAAAGATGTGTTCGGTCAGCCTGAAGAGGGCGACACATGGTTCATCAGTGGTCCCAGTGCCAGTGGCAAGAGTTCCTTCGTTATGCAGTTTGCCAAGATGCTCTGCGGTATAGGCAGCGTGTTGTATGTGTCCTTGGAGGAGGGCGTTGGCCTGTCGATGCAAAGACGGCTCGCCCAGTTCAAGATGAGTGACGTTCAAGGCTCGTTCCGCATCATTACCGATGGTGACATCAAGGCATTGGAAGAACGTCTGGCGAAGCCCAAGAGTGCCAAGTTCATCATTGTGGACAGTTACCAGTACGCATACGAAGCAGGGTGGGAATATTCACTGACCAAGGCGCTGATAGAACGCTTCAAGCGTAAGACATTCATATTCGTCAGTCAAGAGGACAAAGGCAAGCCCATTGGTAAACCTGCCATCAGACTGAAATACGCTGCCGGAGTGAAGGTGAGGACGCAAGGCTTCCGTGCTTACTGTCAAGGACGCTATTCAGGCAACGTAAGTGAATACTACACCATCTGGGCGGAGAAAGCCGTGGAGGTTTATAATGACAAGTCTAACAACTAAACATAACTGAGATGAAGAAGAAAGTTTATATCAGCGGAGCGATAGCCCACTACGATCTCGATGAGCGCAAGGCTGCCTTTAATCATGCAGCACGCTATCTCTCCATAAAAGGCTACAAGCCGGTGAACCCATTTGAAAATGGTATTTCGCAGGATGCACACTGGATGGAGCACATGAGGGTGGACATTGCCCTGCTTTTGAAGTGTGATTGCATCTATATGCTGCAAGGCTGGGAATTGAGCAAGGGAGCAAAACTGGAACTGGATGTTGCCAGTTCGTGCGGCATTAAAGTGATGTTTGAAGGTCATGAGAACAATGTTCGTGAATACACCTGCTGCCTTTGCGGTAAGACCCAAATCGGCTATGGAAACAATCCTCATCCATTGAAAGATGAGGGTGAGTGTTGTCCTGAATGTAATTTGAAGGTGTTAAGTGAAAGAATAAGGTTGTCAAAATTGAAATAGATATGGCACAGGAAGTAACCAATTTCGCACGCTTCTATGGCATACTCAAAAAGAGCTACAAGTTTGCTACCAAGGAACTGGGCGATGAGTTCAAGGAAGGAGTGGTGAGCCAATTCACCAATGGACGTACCACTTCGCTTAGGGAAATGACCCGTAAGGAGTACGACTTGATGTGCGACAAGCTCGAAGGTGTTACAGCCAAATTGATACGCACCGCCAAGGACGTACAGCGCAAGCATCGAAGCCAGTGCTTGAGGTTGATGCAGAAGCTCGGCATCGATACAACAGACTGGACACGCATCAACGCATTTTGCCAGGATCAGCGTATTGCCGGCAAGGTGTTCTCCCAACTAAGTAATGAGGAATTGGAGCAGCTATCGGTGAAGCTCCGCTCCATCCAGCGCAAGGGAGGTCTGAAACCTAAGAAAGAACCGACACCTCCAGCACAGCCACAAGTGGAATACATGATGGTACCAATTGGAAATGGAGGTGAGGCATGAATGAGAAAGTGAAGCGTGTGATGGAATACATTCATGGCATCGCATACAGAGAACTCCAAGGTGACCAGTACATCGAATTTCTTGAGTGTATTGAATACGAGATAGACAAGGAACTGGAAGAAGGCGACTGGCCAGAACCTGAAGACGACGAGTGATAAACAATCAAAATAATAATCAACAAAAAGTTTACGACAATGGCAAAAAGAGAAAAGAAAGTAATCATTACCGGTGTGACAAGAGAATCAGCCGACGAAGCGTTCGCAGCCTACGCAAAGGCAGACGCACAGAGTGCGAAAATCACGGCAGACATTGAATTGCAGTGTGCCAAGATCCGCGAGAAGTATGCCAACAAGTTGGCAGAACTGGAAGGTGAGATGGAGAAAGCCTTCGCCACTCTCCAGGCTTATGCTACCGAGAACCAGGCAGAGTTGTTCACCAAGAAAAAGAGTCTTGAGATGGCGCATGGCGTTATCGGCTTCCGCACGGGTACACCGAAGCTGAAGACCCTGAAAGGCTTCACATGGGCAAGCGCCCTGCAGCTGGTGAAGGAGTTCCTGCCCGGCTATCTGCGACAGACCGAGGAGATAGCCAAGGACAAACTCCTTGCAGACCGCGACGTGGAGGATATGGTTCCTCAGATGAACAAATGCGGTATCCAAGTGGTGCAGGACGAGACATTCTACGTTGAACCCAAGAAAGAGGATGCCGTATGATACTGGAAGTGGAGAAGAAACCGAAAGTGGCCTTGTGCCGTAAGTGTTACGGCACAGGTCGTCTCCACGACAAGGAGACTGGCAAAGAAAGCACATGTGACCAATGTGAGGGAACGGGCAGAGTAACCGTCAGCGCAAAGATGAGCTATGACATCCGTCCCTATAAACCAAGAGACAGACACTAAAACATTTTATGAGCAAGAGGCGAGGAGCAAGCTATCAGAAACGTGTCACCGACATAAATAGGATATACGACCAACATGCCAAAAGCGGAATCAGCAACCGCGAGATATGGCGAAGGTACGTGTATCCTGTTTATGGTATATGTGAACGAACCTTCTACAACCTCCTCAATGCCTCTTGTGACCCTAAGAACGAAGTGCCACAAGAGGCACAGACGTTTCTAAAATTCGACTTTGACGATGAACCAGGACATACAGAAAATTATCCGCAATATCCTAAACGACGTTAGGGTGGAGTTGAGTGATGAGTTTGACCGCAACTTTGAACGGCAGGCATTCTTCAACGAGGCGTGGCAACGCAGAAGCAGCCCCACACGTCCTGGCGGTTCCATACTGATAGACACCGGCAAGTTGCGGCAGAGCATCAGCAGCCGAACCACAGACAGCAGTATCACGTTCTGCTCGACACTGCCTTATGCAGCCATACACAACGATGGAGGCGAGATAAAGGTGACGGCGAGGATGAAGCGATTCTTCTGGCATAAGTACCATGAGGCGACAGGCTCATTCGGACGCAAGAAGAACGGTGAGAGACGTAACGACAAGCGCACCATACAACTGAGCACCGAGGCCGAGTTTTGGAAGCACATGGCTCTGATGAAAGAAGGCAAGAGCATCAAGATACCGCGCCGCAGATTTCTTGGAGCATCGCCAGAAGTGGAGCAAGCGGTGAAGGACATCATCGAGGAGAACCTTGCAGAGTATTTTGAACACGAATATAAATTGAAATGAGAAAGGAATTATTCAACGCCATTAAAGCAAAACTGGCGAGCGATGTGCCTGAAGTGCAGCACATCGATTTGTGGAACCACAATGTGGAGTTTGTAGAGCAGGAAGAAGGATGGGCGCGTCCAGCCGTCTTTGTGGAGTTTGGAAAGATAGAGTGGTCACCATTTCAAGGTGGCAGTCAGCGTGGCAAGGGACTTGTTACTATTCACCTTGTGACAGACTGGGCTGACGGTGGCCATGATGCAGCTTTCGACCTTTGCCACCAGGTGCATACAGCCCTTGACGGATTGAGTGGTGATGATTTTAACGGCATGGCGCTTGTTGAGACGAACACCAACCACAACCACGAAGAGATACTTGAAAGCATCGACTGTTATGCGGTGCGTTACCTATTGCGATAAACCGCCCATGTCGCAACGATTTAGCCCCGACGGATAATTTACCGCCGGGGCTTTTTAATGCCGTTAGAATCGAATTATAACGCCGTTAGGCGGCATCGGTGAACAACATCATGTCTGTGTAGTGCGAGCTGTAGTTCACTGTGGCGTTGAACTCCACCTTGTGGCAGTTCTTGAATGGGTTGCCCACGGTCGGGTTTTTGCCCATCCATTCACAAAGCTCAATAATGGATGACTTGTTGGAAGTGAAATATATAAAGTGATGTCCGGCAAGAATGGTCAGCACATCGAGGTAGTCAGAAAGCCTCCAATACATATTATATGTGCCCACATCGGTGGAAAGGTACGGCGGATCAACGAGGAACACCACATTCGGCACATCCTTGTATCGGGCGAATACCTCCTTGTAGTCGCACGACACCACCGTGATGCCCTCCAAGTAGTCATCGCAGAGAGGATAGTCCGTCTTGCGCAGGTTGTTGTAGAGAGCCTCCTTGCGCATCTCCGCGATGCTCAGTTTGTATTTCATGGAGAACATCAGTCCTGACGTGATGGTGATGAAGTCTATGTAACCCACCTCGCGCTCCTCCTGCTCCAGACGCTCGAAGATGCGTTCACGCAACTCGCCTCGGATGCAGGTGTGCTTGGGAATGCCCTCCACCATTTTGCGGAGGTCAGCTAAAAGATGGTTGGTCTGGGGAATATGCTGCAGGCGGTTGCGGTAGCCGTCGAAATCGTTGTATATGACCGTGGCACCAGGCTTCTGGCACTTGGCAATGTGCGACAGCAACCCCGAACCGCCGAAGAGGTCGACAAACACCGTGTCCTCTGGGTATTGCTTTAAGACTTTGATGAACTCACGCGCGAACATGCGCTTCTGTCCCACGAACGGAAGCGGTGCTGAAAGATACTGTTTTCTCATGGCTATACGTTCAACTCAAATTTCACGTTCTCGTTTCCTTCGAGCAGCAGCCGGGTGTTAGCGATGTTGTTCTCATAGATATGCACGTTGGCAAGGTTCAGCGTGATGGATTTCAATGGGAGGTCAATCTGCCGGGCCATGAGGTAGAGGTGGTAGATGTCGGCCGGCAAGCCGAGGTTCGCGTCCGAGCTGCGCTGGTAAGCCGACACCACTAATTCGTCGTTCTCAATCTGGAACTGAACGAGTGACAGACACGGTGCCTGGTTTGTCTCCGCATCGGTGGAGCCGAGGAACAGCACATAGTTCTTGCTGTTGCGCTTCTCTCGGTTGATTTTGGCGATGAGTGGCGGCAGCTTCTCAAAGTAGGTAGGGTAGGAGTTTACGAGAATGGCACCGCAGTAGTCCCACCAGTTGATGCCCACCTCGCGATACTTCTTCACATTGCGTTCACCCTGCATGAAGAGCTGCAGCTCGTTCTTTAACTTCTTTCGTGCGATGCCGTGCCCCTCGAATATGTCGAGCAGGTCAGCAGGGGAAAGCACCAGTCGCTCGTTGAGCAGATAGCGTATGCTTCCCTTCTTGTTTTGTTGGCACTTGCCCTCGGCAAGCACCTTCTGCAAAATTTGATGGTATTTGTTCATGACCGTTTTGAATTTGAAAACGGTACAAAGGTAACAAGACGGTCCCCATAGTCAATGAACATACGCACACGTTACACTGCAAGCAGATTGCAGTCAGTCTTGAAACGCCGTATAAGGCTGTACACCTTACGCTCGCTTATGGCATACTCTGTGGCGAGCCTTGCCACGATATAGGACACCTTCTCGCCTTGTGCGGAAAGAGTGCGGTATTCCTTAAATAGGTCGATATATTGCACATCGTCAAGCCTTATACCAACCTTTTGGAAGTAAATCAGCAGTTCCCTGTTCAAATTCAGTATCTCTATTAGTTTCATTCTCAGAATTTTTTAGTACTTTTGCAGCGTCTCACTTACTATTGGCGCATATAGCGCACACAAAAAAGCCTGTCATGGGCGAGCGAGGGTCTACGCCCCCGGTCGTGCCTATGACAGGTGCTTTGTGTTCAAATGGTAAGTGAGACGACTATTTAAACAGGCCGGGGGCTTTTTTATTACCCTCCCCCGAAGGGATTGTTCTTAGTCTCGGTATAACTCCAAATTGAAATTATCCTTGCTCTTCCATCCATCAGCCAGTGTGTCCTGGATATGCTGCATGGCTTTGGTATAGAAGTCCGTCAGTTCTTCGATGGTGCTGAACGTGTGATAGCATGGCTCATCGTCTGTTCCGAACTTGAACGTGACCGGCAATGTCTTGCCGTCAGACTGCACAGCCAAGTCGTATGCCACCTTGTAGTTGAACTGGTTCTCGTTAGAGAGCCACACGCTCATGCCGTTCCACACGAAGCCAGAAAGTATGGTCTCGTTCGTGCGGTCGTTGAACCATTCCGACACCATGGTCTTGATGGTATCCTCAGATGGCTTTCCGTTGAACTCAGCCTCCATATAGTCGGCCGATCCATCCTCGTTGTTATGCACGTCCCAGCGGACACGCCATTTTCCTTTGACGGGGTTGGTGCATTCAAGCAGCTTTACCCCTTGTGCTCCGTTTACTCTGTTCATCATGTGAAAATGTACTTTGTTCTACCTTTGCCGAAGGTTTCCGCCTTGATGGTGGTCTCGAATGGGAAGCCGTCTGGCATTTCACTCACTTGCTGGAGAATGTTTTTCATCTCCTCGCTGTTGGTGAAGAACTTCTTCGGCTCGCCGTTCTGCTCGATGGACACGACACAGCGGTCTTCGCCCTGGCTGGTTTTGACCCCAACCTCGAAGTCTTTTACCACGATGGGCAGGTTCACCAACTCGCGGATGCTTACCACCGCACCCGCAAATCGCTTCTTGCCGTCTTCCGGCTTGTAAGCGACATTCAAATCCTTAAATGATTTCATTTTTTTGCCTGTTAATTTATAAAACAAATTTCGGCAGCAAGCGTGCTTGGCTATTCCGTAGAATGACGCAATCAGTTCCCGCCGTCTCTTTCTTGACTTGACTTTGTGTAGTTTCCTTGCATTTTCCTTCTTGACGCGCTTGCGCAGTAGTGAGTATGAACCGTTATATGTCACATACCCCAAGAAGTCGATTCCTTGCGCTGAAGGGAACACCCTTTCGTTTTTCTTGATTTCAAGGTCAATTTTTTCGACTTGCTCATGTACAATGCCGTGTGCCAGCCAATTCTCTTGCTTGTTACCACAGAGCACTCTGCCGTCATCACAATAACGGTAGAAATGGCGGATGCCATATTTGTCCTTCAGATAATGGTCGAGGAACACGGACAACAAGAGGTTGCCAGAAGCCTGTGAGCTTCGCAACCCGAAACTGATGCCCTCTGGTAGTAGATGAAGGAAATGATCCAGGAGTGACAGCAGGGTCTTGTCTTTGAATACTCTGCGGTAGCACCACATGACAAACTTAGGCTTAGTATTGTCATAGAAATGCTTGATGTCGAACTCGTAGCAGTAGCGTGTGCCTTCGGGATCACGTTCCATGTCCAATTGCATGCATTTGCGGAGATCATGTGTGCCGCGCTTCTTTATACTTGCTCCAGTCGTCCTGATGAAACGCTTGTGCAGATGTTGGTCCACCACGTTCATCACTGCATACACTGCGATGCGGTCGTACATGGAGATAATCTGCAGGTGACGGACTTTGCCGTATTCACAGATGGTGCGCTCGTGGTAGCCACCGAGGCGGAAAGACCCGTCGGCAAGTTTTGCAGTCTGTTCTGCAATCACCTCCTCGCGGTGTGCGAGCAGATAGCGTCCTTGACGGCATCTCTTTCGCTTTTTCCCACGCAGTACACGGTCAAACGCCTCCGAAATGTTGCCGTAGGACGTTATCTCTTGCATGATATAGCCTTCTCTGAGCATTGTCTTTTTTGTTTTATGGAAGATAAGGGCCTTCCTTTCCCCGGGCCAAACTTCTTCGAATCGTTACCGACCTACCAAACTCTATTGCCCGACACTTGATGTTTCAGCTTTCCACCTTTATATTGGTGCTTTTGCTGTGGCTCGTTTCCCTCGGCTCCACATTAGGGACACGTCCCCATCGTTGTACGCCGATTAGTTAGATTTCCAGGCGCGAGCCGACATTCGCATTCGCATTCGAGGCATCGTTATTCGCATTCGCATTCGAGACACCGCCATTCGCGTTCGCATTGTTGTACCCGCGATAGACCACACGGCCTAATGGGAAACTCTACCAGTTTGCAAAGTTACTCATTCTCTGTGCAAAAGATGAATGAATATTACACAATGAGCCAAAATAACATTGCGATGAAGCCTCCGAGCACAGTGCAAGCCCAGTCAATCCAGTCCCAAGGACAGCCGTGAAGCTTGTTTTTGAGTTCGAGACATGAGGCTGCGATGATGGCAGAATAGATGGCTGCCCATGGCGACAATGCGCACAGACCGACCAGCAAACCGCCGATTAGAAGCTTGTAGCGGTTGCTTTTCTTTAGAAATGAGAAAATTTTGTTCATAACTTGTTGTGTTTTGAAAATTTGTTATTACCTTTGCATTGGACCTCTCCTCGTAAGAGGTTTGGACCCCACATTCAGGCAGTCTTGATTATGTCAAGTCTGCCTGTCTTACTTTAAAGCCATTAGTGGCAATCTCATCGTAGGTGTAGGTTCTGTCCATACCATTGATGACCACCATAACAGTTTTTAGATTCGTTCTTCTTACTCTGTCGTGTAAAGCACTGCTCAACTCGTCTAACGAAATACCAGAGTCAACGAACAAAACCAGGTCGTCCGCTTGTTTCGCTCCTTTTCTAATAAGGTTATCGATAGAACTTTTTGTAGGCTTGGCATTGACTTTATATTCCTGCTCTATTCCTAACGTTTTATTGAAACTATCTGCTGAGGTTTCGTTCTGTAAGTTTGCGATGAGGTCGATTTCGTATCCATGTTTTTCTGCAAGATACCTACCCACTCTTACGTTTTCTCTTTTCTCGTTTTTTCCATGCTTTGAACTTACCCGTAACTTGCCTTTTGATGTTTCACATTCAGAGAATGTTTCTGGTGCATTTTCTTCTGTCCTTGCCCAACATGAGCGTATTAGTCTACAAGCTTCGCACAACTCATTCTCTGGAACAAATCTCGCCAGCTTGATTTTGCCCTTTGCGACATCGCAGTCACGACACCGACGAATAGTGTAGGGGTTGTAGTCGGGTACGGTCTTGTCTTCCTTTCCTGGATTGAAATGGAAGATACCCTTTGTGTCGCGCTGAAGAGCTTCTTCGCCCAGCTCCATTGCCTCATCGTGGGGCGTGGCAGGATATTTGGACTTGCGCACCTGCACTACGGTGCAACGGCAGTTCCATCCGTTTGGTGGATAGTATTCCTCCCAGAACGGGTCTGACGGTGGAAGCGTCACGCCATTTAGCGCAGCGTGTTCCGGACGCACCTTGCCATCGTTTGCCGTGCGGTACTGGAGGTTGTAGCGGTCACCGTCCTCCGAGAACTGTTCCCACTTGGCAGCCATCTCCGCAGACGATTGTACGAAGTTGTACTCCGCACGAAGGTAGTTGGAGTTGTAGGTGTTGTCTATCTTCCGAACATCATTCAAAAAGGCTTCGAATGTCTTTCTATTGCCGTTAGAATCCAGCAAGGACGGGAACGCCTCGTTGAGTTCGTGGAATGTCTTCATGCCCGAGAAAATATAGTCAGACCTCTGGAGGCGCTTGCGCATGGCGTCAGACATCTCCACCAGTTTAAAAGTGGAATCCAATGCTCCGGCATGTGCGTTGATGAACTCCTGAACTTTCGGTTCTGCCAGCACCTCGATGCGGAACTCCGACCCTTTCTGAGAATAGAGCGTGCGCATCATGCCGTCGAACAGTTCAGAGAGCTGCTTGCGTATTTGCTCCTGTTCCTTAGACAGCGACAAGGTTTGTGGATCATCGCCTAACAGACGGGCGTAGCGTTGGTGCAGCCCCAGGTAATCACTGGGGCTCAATCGAAAAAAGATTTTCTTCTGCTCTGAAGCATGGTGTCAAGGAGCACTTTGTCTGTATCAATATCCTGAGGGGAGTGTTTCTTCAATTCTTTTTCGAGCCTGTTGAAGTATTCTCGTATGAGCTTTTCATGTTTTTTCTGTTGATTGTTTTCGGTATCATCATCCCCTTCTGTCGGTAGCATGGGCTGCGCATTGCGACGTTCCCCTACTGGCATACTGTATTTCTCTGCAAAGTAGGACGGGTCCACTTCGTAGCGGTCGGCAACCATGGTTTCGTATGCCACCTGCTGCTCCGGTGTGTAATCGACAGCATCATCCCATTCGAAGCGCAGTCCCTTGATAGGGAAGCCGTGCTTTACCATGCGTGGGATAAGCTGGTTGTTCACGATGTCGCGCAGCATGGTGCAGTCGCTTTCCACCAGGTTCTCGAATACCTCAAGGTGTGTTTCTGATTGTGAGAGGCTGCTGCCGTCCTCGATGGTCATCGTCTGCCCGATGATGAGCTTTGACAGTTCCGAGTTGGCGCGATCGATGCGTTTGTCATAGACATTGAAGGCATCGCCCTTGCCACTCTCTACAAATTCAATCTCCGTGTCCTGCCCTGCCACCATGTACTGGCTTGCTCCGGCACCCTTGAGCATCTGTTCAAGTCGTCCCATCTCCTTGGGGTCGCGTGAGGTGGTGCGTGCAATACGCATCGGCATACCGAAAATCTCGCCGAAGGAATCCCAAAATGCCAACATGTTTTTCTTAGGAATGGTCTGCGTGGCAGCCTTCAGATACAGTCCGAGGTCGTCAGGCCGTCCAGCTTCTATGAGCCAGTCAGAGAATGGGGCTGAGTGGTAGTCTATGCCCGTAGTCCAGTCCTGCCCGAGCTGTTGAATCACACGGCCGTATTCAGGGATGACATGCTTCCGTGGAATGAGCTTCACATCCGTATAGCAAGGACATCCATCGCCATCGGTGGTGAGGTCGCCAAGTTCGATGAGCGAGTGTCCCCAAAGATTGGCGGCAAGCGCGTATTCGAGCATTTGCTTGAACCAAGCCTGGTCGAAATAGTGGTGTGCCTCCTCGTTCTCATTACCTTTTGCATCGACCAGTTTGAAGGACTTCGCCATGACGAATCCTACACGCTGGCGAACACAGCCCGATAGGTGAAGGTCAATATCCACATCGCGGTATATGGCGTAGAGACGTTGGCGGTTCGGGCTGTCCACATTTATAGCCATCTGCCAGGCGTTACGCCAGTCGGCAATGTCCCTGCGTGTAAGCGCATCGGTGGTGCGTTGCAGTTCGATGACCATCTTCTTTATGCGCTTGCGGTCAGACGACTTCGCAAGGTTGAAGTCCCCGTTTGGCGTGTGCAGTATATTTTGACTGCCACCTCCGAACATACCGCTGAAAAAGTTCTTTATATCCATAGCGTTACCAGTTATGTCGTAATTGTTTCTGTGAACCGAATATGAGCAAGTCGCCAGTCGGTGTGCCGTCCTCGTCGGTGTTGAGCGGCAGGTCGGGGATGATTTTTCCGGCTTGCACGCCTTCCAGCCACTTTATGGCACGCTCGTAGCGCTCCTTGCGAATTTCGCTGCCCATCTTTTGGGGCATAGCGGCAATCATGTGATAGAGCGCAATGTCGGCGGCATACATTACCACCAAACGGTTGCGGTTTTCGCCTTCAGCCGAGAACACCGCTTCCGTGTCGTATTTTGGTCTGAGGTAGCCGGCAATCTCCTCGCAAGCCTCCAGTTCCGCATTGTCGCGTATCTCCTGCGATGCCTGCGACACGACCTTCAGCGCATTTTCGCCTATGACCACTCTGTAGTCCTCTTCCGTGATAAACATAGTAAGCCTCCTTCCTAATGCGTCACATAAATGGCACGACGCTCGATGTCGGCAACCTTTACACCCTTACGGAAGCGGTGCTTGGCAACCAGTTCGCGGATGGTGCGTTTCGGTACGACCTTCAGCGAGCCGTTCATGTAAATCACATAATACTTCATGCCAAGCAGCTTTGAGAGCTTGTTGGCTTTCTTGATGGCACGCTTGCACTGCCATCCCCAGATAATGTCCTTTATTACTTGTATCATTGTTACCAAATGTTTTTGGCGGTCGGTCTTTTGCCGAACACCGGTTTGAAACTTTCCTGTCTTGTATTGCGCTGGAGTATCCATATTGCGCCTTCATCAGCGTCAGGCGCATCGTCATGCACACGGCTGCCACGCTCCAACGCCAACGTCTGTTCTATGCCCACCTGCATATCGGGGTCTTCCTTCTTGCGCTCGTTGTACCAGACAAAGCCACGTTCCCAAAGAGGGCTGACCGCCTCGATACGCTGGATTTTGTCTGGCTTCTTTCGCTTGTCGGGCATGATGGGCAGCTGGTAGCCACGCAGCTCACCTTCCACGGCAAACTCGTCCAAAATCACATCCTGCATGAAGTTCGCTTCCATGAAGAACTGAATAGCCACCGTGTCGCGTGTACGCTCGTAGAGGTCGTATAGCCATCGAACCATCTCGCTGACTGTCGCCTGGCGCACGAAACTGTCTATGAGATGCAGTTCCGAGCCAATCTTTCCCCAAACACGGGAAGCCTTGTAGTCGTTGGAGGTGGTGGATTTGAACGACGGGTCGGTATAGCACACAATCATGTCGTACTTTTCGAGCTTTGGCAAACGCTTGTATCGAATCCAATCCGCACGGAAGATAGTACCGTCCACGATAGGGTTGTGCATCATCTCCTTCTCCCAGGCACGATAGCCCACGAAGTCGCGGTAAGCCAGCGCCTCCTCTTTGGTCCATTTCTCCTTCCATACCGGTTCTCCGTTACGATCGACCGCTACGATTTTAGAAAGGAACACGCCCTTTGTGCGTGAGAGATTGTAGAGCACCGAGTTCTTGCTGATGAGGTTGCCCACCATAATGAAGCGTCCACGGCCCACGTCGAGCGCACCGAAGAGCGCCTCCTTCACCCAGTCGGTGAGGTCGTGTACGAGTTTGTCGTTCTTGCAAAGCTGATCGTCGTCAAGGTCATCGATGACGATGTAGTCAGGACGGGACTCACGGTCACGCAGACCACGAGGCGACTGTCCACGACCGCAGGCAAGGAACTTTACCCCGCTCTTTGTCTTGAACTCACCTTCCTGCCATCCACCGTCGTTCTTCTGCTGTCCGAAGTCGGCAATGAGACGCTGGTTGTATTCCAGTTCCGCTTGAATATCCCCAAGCAGTCGGTCGGCATTGTCCTCCGACTTTCCGACAACCACCATAAAGTTGATAAGCCGCTTCGGTTGGAACATCAACCAGAGCGGCGTGAATACATCAAGGTGGGTAGATTTGGCGTGACCGCGTGGCCACATGAATACAGCCTTCAAGTCGGGCGTGTTTCGGACCTTGCGTGCAGCTTCGTTGTGGAACGGAGCGTTGTGAATGGTGCGTATGACCTCACCGGTCGTCTTGTCACGCAATTGCAGGAAGTGTGGAAAGTAATACTCGCAGAACGCTGCGTAGTTGTTGAGCAAGCGTTTGATACGCATGTCCCTTTCTACTGGCGTTTCGCTTTTCAGGAGTGACGTGTCCGTAATGGCTTGCACTTGCCGGCATCGCTCTTTCCACTCCTCGTATGCCTTTTTCTTTTCCGCTGTTGTTGCCATAGGCTGCCTCCACTATTTTATGCCCATCTGTTCTGTGATGTACATGTCCTGGTACTTGTTGATTACACGCATCAGTTCGGGAGTCACCTCTGGGTCTGCCTGCGAGCGGTACTCCAGCCACTTGGAGAACGCCATGAACACCTCGATGGCATCCACCACATTAGCCTTCTTGTCGAGCTTCTCAATGACCGACGAGAGTTTAGCCAACTTGTCGCCAAGCCCAGCAATGAGTGTAGGGTCGTCGGAACCATTCACTTGTGTAATGAGTGTGTCGATGGTGAGCAACAGTTTGTTCACCAGTTCAGGGCGTGTGATGTTCTTGGCGGCACGAGCCTCTTTCCACCCCTCGGCTGAGCACCATTTGGATATGGTGACGCGCGACACGTCCACCTTCTCCGCAATCTCCTGCTGCTCCATGCCCGAAAGATAGAGCGTGCGTGCCAGCGATTTCTTTTTTTCAATATCTGCCTTTGTCATGTTGATAAGGTTTTTGTTCACATCAGGGCATACCACGCCCCGATTCCTTCTGCAAAAGTGCCACGATTTCGGTGGCTCTCCAAAAAAGTGTGCATTGGTTTCATAGAAGTGTGCAACCATTGCACACTTTTTTGGCGGACAGACAATTACCTCGTAATATTGCACTGCGAATCGGGCAATGCAGCCCAGAAAACGACAATGATATGAGTAAAGGAAAACGCGTAAGAATAACCAACGATAGCCTGAACAGCTACGGCACAAGAGTGCTGACAGCTGGCATGAACGTGGAGCAGTATCAGCGCAACCCCGTCCTGCTGTATATGCACGAGCGTGGTAATGTGATAGGCTATGTGAAAGACCTGAAGGTGGAGGATGGTGAAGTGACCGGCGAATTGATGTTTGACGAAGCATCCGAACTATCCACACGCTGTAAGAAGCAGTATGAGTTCGGCAGTCTGAAGATGGTGAGCGCAGGGCTTGACATTCTGGAGACAAGTGAGGACCCCGAACTGCTTGTGCAGGGTCAGACCAGTCCTACCGTCACCAAGAGCAAACTGTTTGAGGTTAGCTTGGTGGACATTGGAGCCAATGATGATGCCATCGTGCTGCAGAAGGACGGCAAGAAGATTACTCTCGGCAAGGACAGCGAGTGTCCCTTGCCAATGTTGAACAATAATAATCAAAAACAAATGGAACAGAAACAGTATGCCCTGAAGTTGGGCTTGCCGGAAACGGCGACTGATGCGGAGATCACCGCCAAGCTCAACGAGCTGAATGCCGCTAAGCAAGAGAACGAGAGACTCCAGAAGGAGAAGGAGACCCTCACGCTTGCCAGTATCACTGCCGTTGTGGAGAAAGCAGTCGGCGAGAAGCGTATCGCCACAGACAAGAAGGACGAGTTCATCAACCTCGGCAAGGAAATTGGCCAGGAGAAGTTGGAGCGCATCATCTCTGCCATGTCGCCACAGATGAAGCTCAGTGCCGTTATCGGTCACCAGGGTGGAGCTCCAACCCAGCAGCCTGCCACATACAAGAAACTGAGCGATGTGCCGTCTGCTGAACTCCTTACACTCCGCAAAGAGCAGCCCGAGGAGTATAAGCGACTCTACAAGGAGGAGTACGGCATGGAGTGTGAACTTTAGTACAAACCAATAATACAAAAAGAATGAAAACAATTTTGACCATGATTACGGCTTTGCTGTTCAATGCGTTTACAGGAGCCGTGTTCGGTATGACTTTTGGCGTATCGCCCGTGGCAGGTGCAGTAGGTGCCAATGCCATCGCATTAGCCGTGAGCGGTGCAATGCCAGTGGGCGTGGCACGCGAGGGCGTGCTTAAGGAGATTTGGACTGGAGAGTTGGTTAAGTCCTTGCGTGAGTTTCTCGCAGGAACTTGGCTTGATGGAATCCCCGACAGTTCAAGCATCGTTGACAATGATGTGATTCACTTGGTGGAGGTTGGCGTTGACCCTGACGTGCTTGTCAACAACACCACCTACCCAATCCCCTTGCAGGCACTTGATGACAAGGACATCGCCATTAAGCTTGACAAGTTCCAGACCAAGGTGACCCCTATCACCGATGATGAGTTGTACGCCATCAGCTACGACAAGATTGCCCGAGTGAAGGAGAGTCATTCAAACGCCATCAACGATGCCAAGTTCACCAAGGCAGCACATGCGCTCTGCGCCCAGAAGAATACAGCTAAGACCCCAGTGCTGACCACCACCGGCGAACGTGATGCTGCTACTGGTCGTCTCAAAATGACCGTCAAGGACCTGCTTGCGATGAAGGCAGCCCTCGACAAGTTGGGCGTTCCGACCACCAACCGTCGCCTCGTATTGTGTACCGACCATGTGAACGACCTCTTGGAGACCGATCAGCGTTTTAAGGAGCAGTACAACATCGACCGCAACACCGGCAAGGTGGGTAAGCTCTACGGCTTTGACATTTATGAATTTGCCAATACCCCTTATTACACATCCAATGGAGTGAAGAAGGCAGTCGGTGACAAGGGAGATACCGCAGGTGATTTCCACTGCTCATTTGCATTCTATACACAGCGTGTGTTCAAGGCTACTGGCTCCACCAAGATGTATTGGAGCCCTGCTGAGAACGACCCTGAGTACCAGCGCAACAAGGTGAACTTCCGCCACTACTTCATCTGCATGTTCAAGAAGGCAGATGCAGGTGTCGTAATGACCAGCGGATATAAAGCTGAAGCGTAATGGCAAGAATGAAGTATTTAGTCCTACACTGCACAGCCACCCCTGAAGGCCGTGAGGTAACTTCGAATGAGATACGCCACTGGCACACTGACCCAGTAAGCAAGGGTGGGCGTGGCTGGAAGCAGGTAGGCTATACCGACCTGATACACTTGGATGGCAAGGTGGAACGCCTTGTCGATAACAACGAAGATGCGGAGGTTGATCCGTGGGAAGTGACCAACGGTGCCAAGGGTTACAACAGTGTGAGCCGTCATGTGGTGTATGCCGGTGGCTGCACCAAGGATATGAAGCATCCCAAGGACACGCGCACCCCTGCGCAGCTGAAGGCGATGACCGACTATGTGCGGAACTTCCATCAGCGTTTTCCGCAGATCAAGATTGTAGGTCATTGCGACCTTCCAGGCGTAAATAAAGCCTGCCCAGCCTTCGATGTAGCCAAGTGGCTCAAGTCAATAGGAATATACCAACAGTAAAAATATGGATGGCATGAATGTCAGCGAAGTCCTGAACATCCTCCTTGGCGGAGGTCTGGTGGCTACCATTGTTGCAATATGCACGCTGCGGGCTACCATAAGGAAAGCGAAAGCGGAATCGATGAAGGCGGAAGCCGATGCCGAGACGGTGCGTATGGACAACGCCGAGCATGCCACCCGTATCTTGGTAGAGAACATCGTGAAACCATTGAAGGAAGAACTCAATGAGACAAGAAGATACCTCGAAGCCTCGAAACGCGAGATGGCGCGTCTTCGGAAGGCTATCGACACTGCGAACAGTTGCAAGCATCATGATGATTGCCCTGTTCTTGTCGGGCTGCGCGACAAGCCGAAAAGCGAGCGTGGCCACGGAGGAAAGCGTGAAACAAGTATCCGCGGACACCCTCCAGAGCGAGGTGCGTCAGACATGGACGGAGACAGTACCACAGGAGGAAGCCAAGCTGGAGATACCTCTGGCGGAACTGACTAACCTGCCCGAAAAGGCAGAGTACCGAGCCAAGAACGGACGAGCCAGCGCAACCGTGCAGAACAAAGGTGGCATCATCGTGGTGTATGCCACTTGCGACAGTCTGCAACGCCAGTGCGAGTACTATGAGCGCCAGTTGGCGAGCTACAAGAAAGCATTGGAGCAGCAGAAGAATGAAGCCAGAACGGAAAAGGAACGCAGTTCAAATCCGTGGAAGATGCTTCTCATCGCCTTTATTGTCGGAGTGGCGACCGGCACAGTATTAACAATCATAACAAGAAAGATATGGCAAAAAGTGTTTTAGACGGAACCAATCTCATTCTGAGCGTCGGTGAAAAAGCATTAGGCTTCTCCACTGGTTGTAAGGTAACAACCACAACTGAGACTGGGGAGCGCGTAACCAAGGAGGCAGCAAGCGGCAAGTGGAAAGAGAAGTTTGTGAAGAGTTTCTCCGAGAGTATTTCCGCTGAGGGTTGTGTCCTCACTGATGGAGACTCAGAAACCCCGACCTATGACCAGCTGAAGGAAATGCAGCTCAACGGTGAGCCTATTGAAGGACATTATAGTCTTCGTGATGGTGACAACCGTACAGGCAAGACAACAGGTGGCTACAAAGGCAAATATATCATCACCTCGCTTGAACTTGATGGACAGGCAGGTGACGATGCTAAGTATAGTGTCCAGTTGGAGAACTGCGGCAAGGTGGAGAAGGTATCTAATGGCCTTAGTGAAGTACCAAATGTGTAGTAAGCTATGATAAAGATAACACTGAAGGGGGAAGAGTATCCTTGCGACTTTGTCATGGGCGCATTTCTCATGTTCAAACGTGAGACAGGAAAGGATGTAAGTCAGATTAAGCAGGATGATCTTGAAGAGTTGCTGATGCTGATGTGGTGTTGTGTGAAATGTGCAAGCCAGGCTGGAGGCATCGAGTTTCCCATGGACTTTGAGACTTTCTGCAACAGTATCACACCAAACGTTCTAAATGAATGGAACGAGCAGGTGAACCAGCCGGCTGAAAAAAAAAGAAGGGGAAAAGTGTAGAGACCCCCGACATAGAACAATTGCTCGGTATAGCGATGGGGTGCATTGGAATGAGTATGGATGACTTTTGCCGATGCACCCCTTTTGAGTTCTATGCAACATGGAAGGCATGGGATGAGATGCGTCAAAGCCGCGAACGCAGTGAGTGGGAACGTCTGCGCATGCAGTGTCTTTGCACGTTGCAGCCTTATTCGAAGAAAACGCTCGAGGCTTCCGACATTATGTCATTTCCGTGGGAAAAAGAGCAAAAATCGGATAATGAAGTGAAGATGGATAGGGAAGATACTCTACGCAGATACAGGGAAGCAAAGGCAGCGGCAGGGTTGAAATAACCCTTTATTTGGCTTTGAAAAATTTTATAAGGGCAGCGATTTTGGTAACGACATATAAGAATACGGGTAAACAAGCCACAAGACAAATAGCCACCGTCAGTACCGATGCAAAAGGGTGCTGAACTATGAGGTCATGTATGGGTTCCAAGTTTGTTCTCATAAAATGTTCTAAAATGTATCCGCTACAAAGGTAAACAATAAAAATGAGAAAATGGCAAAAGAGGTCAGTTTTATAATAAAAATCAACGACAACGGCAGTGCAAAGCGAGTTACCGCCGATGCAGAAGAACTTGGACGGGTCATTAGGAGCGTGCAGGATGAGAGTGAGAGATTGAAAAGTGACATTCTCACATGGTCGCAGGCATCGCAAGCAATCGATGTGCTCCAAGACTCCATCAGTGACTTGCAGAGTGTGATGGCAGACCTTACGGCGGCCTATCAAGTACAACTTGTAGCTGAGACCCAATTGGAGACGATCATGCGTCAGCGCATGAACAGTACCAATGAAGAAATACAGAGCATTAAAGAATTTTGCTCTGCACAGCAGGAATTGGGAGTAATAGGTGACGAGGTACAGTTGAGTGGAGCTCAACAGATGGCTACGTTCCTGAAGGAAAAACAAAGCCTCGATACGCTTATTCCTGCCATGAACAACCTCATTGCACAGCAGAACGGACTGAACGCAACCAATCAGGATGCCGTGAGCATCGGCAACATGATGGGCAAGGCGATGCAGGGGCAGGTGGAGGTGTTGCAGCGTGTCGGCATCACTTTTGACGAGGCCCAGAAACAAGTGTTGCAGTTCGGTACAGAGAGTGAGCGTGCAGCCATGCTTGCCGAGGTTATCACGGCAAACGTGGGAAATATGAACGCAGAACTTGCAAAGACAGATGCTGGTAGGCAGAAGCAATTGGAAAATACGCTGGGCGATATAAAGGAACAGCTTGGCGGACTTGTGCAGGGTGCCATGCCGTTTGTCACAATAGCTGCACAGACGATGATATGCGTGACCAGTGTCGGTAAGTTTGTGACCTCATTGACTGCTTTGAGCGCAGCCTTCTCCATTTCCACTATTAAGGCTACAGCATTGGCTATACATGAAAAAATAGTATCTGTAGCGCAGAATATGATGGCTGCAAGCGGATATACGGCAACGGCAGGAACGGCAGCACTGACGGTGGCAGTAACGGCGTTGTATGCAGCTTTGACCATGGGAATATCGGTCATTATTACTGGACTTGTCGCCCTATTCAGTTCTATGGGTGACGAGGCGGAGGACGCTGCGCAGGATGTGGATATACTGAAGGAAAGCACTGATGCGTTTAGCAATGCCTCGTCCAATGCCAAGGCTGAAATAGACATGGAGGTAAGTTCGCTCGCCTCGCTTATCAACAGCCATAAGAATGCCACGAAGAAAGTGGACGAGCTAAATAAAAAGTACGGCGAAAGTTTTGGCTATCACCGTACTGCTGCAGAATGGTATGATACGCTCATCGCCAAGAGCAAAGTATATTGCGAGCAGATAGGCTATGAGGCTCAGGCGAAAGTTCTGGCTTCACAAATTGCGGCAAAACAACTTGAAAAGGAAAGCAAGGAAAGTGAGCGTTATCAGCTCGGTCAGCAGTATTGGGACGGCAACGGTAACATACACTACAATTATGAGAACGCAGCAGGTGGAAAGGATTACTACGACCAACTTGGCGGTCAGATAAGCAAACTCTCTGGCGAAATCAATACTCTGCAAAAGCAGTATGACTCCGCCATAGACCACATGGTGAAAGCCCAAAAGCAGCTGGATTCCTCACGGAAGTCTGTTGATTTGTCGCGCAAGAACCTAAAAGATGTCTCGGACCAGGACTTGACGGATAACATAACTCAACTGGAAAACGAACTAAAGAACACCTCGCGTAGTAATGAGGCGGAGCGCACAAGGCTGAATAAGGAAATCGGTCGGCTGAAAGCTGAGCAGAAAAAGCGTGAGGAGAATGACAAAAAACAGCAAGGTGTCAGTACAACCAAAACGACACCGAAGAAGACGGCATCCACATCAAAGGTTACGGCAAACGATATTCCCATAACAGATCCGAAAACGCTTGAAGATGTTGGCAGGAACATATCCATATATGAGGCACGACTGAAGAAAACCAACAAAGAAGATACCGAAAAGATAAAACTTCTCACGGAACTCATTAACAAATACAAGGCACTTCAGAGAACCATACAGGATGAGATTGACGCTGCCGACCATACGGTGTCGCTTGACACGCTTGAAGGAATAGATGCCGAGATACAGTTCCAACAGCAACTGCGGCGCAAGGCTTCAAAGGAGAACCTTGCCCAGATAGATAAAGAGATAAAGCGTTTGAACGACATTAAAACGGCATTCGAGGACAGTTCGCACGCGACACTTGCCACATACCAGATTCAGACCTATGAGCAGCTTGACAACGAGTTAGCCTTTTACCAGAAAAAACTGAAAGTTGCTACAGCAACAGAGCGCATTGAGATACAGAAGCAAATCAAGGAACTTGAAAGGCTTCGTGGTAAGTGGGACGATGTGCTTTCTGCAATGGATAAACCTGCAGCCATCGGCAGTTTAAACTCGATGGAGGAACTCGACAAGGCCATTTCCTATTATAGCGAGCGGCAGCGTAAGGCTACGGGTGCGGAGGTGGAGAATATCCAACGTACCATCAATGCACTGCAAGCCAAACGTGATGCAATGAATCGTATGACGGAACTTCCAGCCATGCAACAGGAAACTGCTGACCTTGACGGAATGAGCGGGAAGAAACTGAGAATGGAATTGGAACTCATTGGAATTGAAGGCATCAAGGATAAAATACGGTCGTTACAGAAGATGCTTGATGATACCAAGAATCCGCTTGGTGATGAACAACGCAAGGAAGTAACAAAACTTATTCAGACATGGGGCAACTATGAGAAAGTTCTGAAGAAGAGCAGCGTCAAATTCAGCGATGCGTGGGCTGGTATAAAAGGCATTGGCGGTGGTGTCGAAGGTATTACCGAAGCGTTGAAAGGAAACGGCAATGCCTGGCAGACCATCACGGGCATAGTGGATGGAGCCATACAGATATATGAGGGTGTCAATAGTGTCATATCAATCATAGATGCCCTGACCGCTGCAACAGGAATTTCCAATACAGTAACAACAGCAAGTGGAGTGGCAGCGACCACAGCTGCTACGGCAAAAGTAGCGGCAGCCCCTGAAGAGGTGGCGGCATCGGTAGCTACGATGGCGGCAGTAAAGGCAGAGGCGATGGCGTATCGCGAACTTGCAGCTTCAGAGTTTATGGCTGCACACGCCTACATTCCGTTTGCAGGTGCAGGCATTGCAGCCGGATTTATAGCCATGATGCAGGGGCTTGTTGGTTCTGTTGCCGTTACACCATTCGCTAATGGTGGTATTGTGTATGGGCCGACCTTGGCGCTGATGGGAGAGTATGCCGGTGCGAAAAGCAACCCGGAGGTGATAGCACCACTGAATAAACTGAAATCGCTGATAGGTAACAACGGTGGTGGCGGTGGCGGCATATATGAACTGAAGGTGAAAGGCAGAGACCTTGTGGCAGTGCTTGCCAACGAGACGAGAATAAACAGAAAAGGAACGAACATCAAAATATAAGAAGTATGTATCTGCACGGACATTTTTACAACCAAAAGGAGGAGCGCATCGAAGTGCATGTACTGACTGGCGGTGACCGCACAAAGGAAATCGTCATTGGAGAGAAGAATGGGGAACTGTCGTTTACTGATGATCCAGTGGACCTGACGAGTCAGGTAAACGATACGTTTGACCATTTGCTCTGCCAGCAGGCTACTGTACGCCTTCTGGCACGGAACTTTGTACCGGACTTCTTTTGTGCCTCATGCCGTGACGCTGTGGTGAATATCTACCGTGAGGGGAAATGTCTCTTTGCAGGATTTATCGAACCGCAGAGCTATTCGCAGGGCTACAACGAGGAGTTTGACGAGATAGAGTTGAGCTGTATCGATGCGCTTACCGCACTCCAGTATGCCAAGTACCGTGATGTCGGCTCGCTTGGTGTGCTGTATAATGTAGTAAAGGCGGAGGCGGAACAACGCACATTCTTGGCGATGCTGAAAGAGATATTGGGTGGTGTGACGGCTGAACTTGACATCGTGGGTGGTAATGCTATGCGCTACCTATACGATGGGAGTAAGGCTGTGGATGATTTGGCTGGTAACCGGTATGCGATATTCGGGCAACTGACGGTGAGTGAGTTGCTTTTTATGGGGGATGAGGAGGATGACGTATGGCAGCAGGATGAGGTGTTGGAGGAGATACTGAAGTACCTGAACCTTCACATTGTGCAAGATGGGTTCACGTTTTATCTGTTCTCCTGGGAGAGCGTAAAGGGCGACGAACGCATTTACTGGCGAGATTTGCTGACTGGTGCAAGCGTGACGACAGCCCGGCAGACAACGGACATCGTGACTGGTTTAGTGACAGACACGGATACGACGATAAGCGTAGGCGAGGTGTACAATAAAATTATGCTGACTGCCAAGGTGGAGAGTATGGAGAGTGTGATAGAGAGTCCGCTTGACAACGATCTTCTGAAAAGTCCCTTCAGCAACAAGCAGAAGTACATGACGGAATACAGCAGTGATGGTGAAGGTTCGAAAGCAATAAATGCCTTTGACGCAATGACTCACGGACAGGAAACCTCCTATAGTGGTGGTTGTGTAACTGATTGGTATGTGCAGATGATGAACAACAGTCAGTGGCTGTTCCCAAAGAGCGGGAGCGGTAACCTGATGGAGGAATACTGTAGTGAGGGGCGAAACCAACATATACTGCCGAACTGGTTGGCGAAGAACCAGGGTGCTGCCATCATGGCACTTGGCAAGGTGGAGAAGAAAACGGACGGAAAGGACAGCTCCCCGACATCGAAAGTGGAAATGACGAACTACCTGGTAGTGAGTGTGAACGGCAACTGTGACGACAAGGAAGCAACCACTTATCCGAATGCCAACTCGCTAAAGGCAGGCATACCGAGGGCCGTGTATAGCGGCAGCATGACTGGTGGTGTCTTTTCGCCTACAGATGAGGGCACGACGAACTACATCGTGTTGAGCGGAAAACTGGTGCTGAACCCAGTGATGGCATTGACGGACACCTACAAAGCAATATACAACTATGACGGTGGAATATGGGGAAACAACCCACTGTTTTCAGGTATCAAAAAATGGTTGGGCATGACGGTACCAAGCCGAAACAACGGTGACGGGCGATACTACACGCAGCAGTGGTGGAAGGCAGCAACGCCTAATGAGACCGTGGCATGGGATATGAAAACGGCGCACGGCTTTGTTCCGTTCACAGATACCGGCCCTCAGTTGTATGAGTTCAAGTATAGTGCCATCGGAGACGGCAGCGACCATATATCAAAGGTGGGTATGCTGGCATGTATGCTGATAATAGGAGATAAGTGTGTTGTAGAAAAAGGCACAGAAGGACAGGTGACGGACTTCGAGTGGCGGAAGTACAAGACGCTGGAGGAGTGTTCCAATGAGGACGAATACTACCAGCAGTGTTTTACGATAGGTTTTGACCCGAAAATCGGTGACAAGATAGTTGGTACCAAGTTCGATTTGCAAAACAACGTGAACTATGAGCTCGGCATCGATGCGGAGGGTATAGCGATACCAATCAAGAAGGCAGATAAAGTGAGCGGTAGGGTAAAGTTTATGATCCTGGGACCAGTGAACGCATTGTGGGACGTGGTGACGAGACGGCACAAGACGTGGTTCAGACACACGAAATGGAACAGTACAACGATACCACTGCTGGCACACGTGAGCAGCATCATGGTGGAGCAGTTTGAAGTGAAGATATATAGCGACAACGGACTGGTGAACAACACTGGTGATAACGACCTCGTTTACATGAGCGACACAAAGGAGAGTTTTGTGAACGTGAAGGATGACATCGAAATGAAGATAAACTCAGCACTGACAGCAGCGGAGTGCCAGGCTTTGGACGTGACGGACAGCGTGAAGATGAGCACCCCATTGAACACGTTGACAGGAGAGGGACTGTTGGCGGTATATGACTATTCGAGGGGTATGAGCGCTAAGCCTGAGCAGTTGTATGTGGACTACTATTACAAAGAGTGGCATGCACCAAGGGTTATTATGACGCAGAAGTTGACGGATACAGATGGTGGCATCGTGAGTTTGTTCGCTCACTATCGCCATCCCATGATGGATAAAACCTTCTTCGTGCAGGGCATCAGTCGCAACCTCGAGGAAGGATATGCAGAAATGACACTTAAGGAGATCGAGCAATGATAGACATCAAGGTAATAAAGAAACCAAAGAACGAGGGCAGTACGTCGGCATTGCGGACGAGTGGCACCGCTTATGGTGGCATGGCAGTGAAGGAGGCTGCGCATGCGGCTAAGGCAGACATCGCAGAACTGGCGAAGGAAGCAGTCCATGCCAAGGACAGCGATCATGCGGTGGAAGCAGACCACTCAAAGGAGGCAGATCATGCTGTGAACGCAGATGAGTCGAAACATGCACTGGAGGCGGACCACGCCAAGGAAGCAGACAATGCAGACAAGTGGGATTACCATGAGTTTTATGATTATCTGAATCAGCCAGTGAGAAAGACTGATGGTGTGACCTTTGACTCCGTGACCTCGGACAGCATAAGGAGCGCTGGGCAGTTTGTGGACGGACTGCTGGGCGCAGGGTTTCAACTGTGGAAAGGTGAGGATGGGCGCACCTACCTGACGGTGGATAAACTGACGGTGAGGCAGACGATGGCCGTGTTGGAGCTGCTCATCGAGAAGGTGAGGAGCGTGGGCGGTCAGATATGCGTGAGCGCGGCCAACGGACGCATCAAGACCGTGGAGGAATCTGGCGAGCACTATCTTATCACCTTCGAGCAGGAGAATATGTTTGTACAGCACGACTTGGTGCGCTGCCAGACGTTCACGGGCAAGGATATGCGGAGCTACTGGGTGGAAGTGACCGATGTTACGGAAACTGGCATCGTGGTGGTGAAGGAGGAGTTCGAGGGCGTGGAACCGAAGGAGGGTGATGAGTGTGTGCTGATGGGCAACACGGCGAACTCCGACCGCCAGAATATGGTGCTCATATCGGCCACCGAGGACGGTCAGCCGAGAGTTGATGTTATGGACGGTGTGAGTGGCAAGACCTTTGACAACGCTTTGCGTGCAAGGCTCGGTAACCTGGACGGCATCAAGGATGACAAGTTTCCGGCAGACCGCCAACCACGGGGCAACGGCCTGTATGCAGACAACGCCTATATGAAGGGAACTTTCGTGCTGGAGACTGGAGAGGACGTGAAGACTCGTTTTGAGATAACCGAAGGCAAGGTGCAGAGTGCTATCGACAGCGTGAGGAACGATTTCCTAAGCGAGAAGGGCTATCTGAACAACCCGACGTTTGCATCGGGACTGGAGAAGTGGAACTCGGAGAATGAGACGGTGTTCTTCCTCGTCGGCAACAGGTGGATATGGGCCAACGGCGCAGCACTATCGAAGAAGGGTGACGGCGCGAGCGTGGTGACAGACATGGGACGCAAGGTGGTGCGGATACGCAACAAGTATATCCGACAGAAGCATGAGAATCTACGCTTTGTGCCGACCTTTCCGACAAACGGCGAGGGGAAGAAGGAAGCCTTGCCAGTGTATCTGAGCTTCTTTTATCGCTGCGCAAAGGCAGGCACGCTGAAGATAGGTTTTGAGAATGTTGACAAGACGGGCTTTGCGGACTTCAACAGTATGGAGGTAAGCGAGGAAATCGCTGCTACCGACGGCTATGTGCAATACACCTGCAGCGGACTGTGGAACGGCACGGGCGACTTTAAGTTGGCGTTTGACGGCGACATCTATCTGTATATGCTTGTACTGAGCACAGATAAGATTGAGGCGCTGACGTACAAGTACAAAACGCTGTTTGAGCAGTCGGAGCGACTGGTGAAAATATCGGCAGCCGTGTATGACAAGGACGAGCGGGCACTACAAGAGACGGGGCTGATGATACAACCTGAAGGTACGGGTATCTATATTAAGGATGCAAACGGCAAACTGGCTCTGATAGGTGTGGGCGTAGAGGAAACGGATGGTGAGGGCAATAAGAAAACCGTCATCAAGCTGACGGCAGACAATATCAAGCTGGAGGGACTGGTGACGGCCAACGGATATTTCAAGGTGAAGGAAGACGGCAGCATTGAGGCTGTGAATGGGACATTCCGAGGCCATGTGTACGCTGAGGGTGGAGCCATAGGTGGTTTCAGCATAGGAAACGGGCACATAGGTGGTGCAGATGTAATTTATAACGAAGATGGTACAATAGAGGTAAAGGATACCGAAAACGGTCTGTTCTTGTATGATGACATGATAGGGTTCAACGATAAGGGACGGCAAGCCATCTTCGGCACATGGAACAACTACGGACAACCTATGCTATGCCGGTTGGTGGATACTGCCACTGATTACAACTTCGATTTTGGCATATCCCCGAAGTATGGCATCGTGTTCGACATAGAAAACTCCATGAACGGAAATTTCGCCTTTGCGGGTAAGGGTTCTGGTGTGCTGAACGGTGCTATGGACGGCTATGCGTACAAAAAAATAACCCTTGACCAGGCGAACACGGTATTTGTAGGCTATATGGACCTGCAGGCAGCGAACCGCTTCATCGTTAAGGCGACGCAAGGTTCTACCGTTGTGGCATTGCCCAAGATAGGGCAAGTGAGGGACGGTTTGGCCATTGGAAAGGATACCCCATTCTGTATGAGAATAACTATCATCGCCGATATAGGGTCGAGCAACTACAAGGTGTGTGGACGCTACAGCCAGCAGGACAGCAAAAAGGAATATCCTTGGAATACCGAGGAACTGCCTGTGATGGTACATTGGGACGGCGGACACTACGAGACACTGGATATGGGCAAGGGTGATACGCTTGAGGTGCTACTGGTGTATGACCCAGACAGCACCGAGACGCTGAACGGCTGGCCTACGAAATATACGGCAAGAATCATCAATAAACAATCATAACAAAAAATCATACGACTATGGCACTGACAGAAGAAGAAAAAAAGGAACTGGTCCAGGATGTGGTGAACCAGATAAAGACTGACAGCCAGAGTGTGGACGAGCTGGAAGCTGTGAGCACACTGGACGGTGTGGTGAGTCTCCCTGCCATGAGAGGCGAGACGGTGGTGAGCGCCCCGTTGAAACTGCTGTCGAAACCTGCGGAAGATGCAGCAGCTGTCGCCAAGGCTTCTGCTGCTGTGGCTGACGCATCGGCAAAGAAAGCAGATACGGCAGCATCAACAGCGGGGTCTGCGGCCCAAACTGCCAATGATGCGGCAAACAAGGCCACGGATGCCGCCCAGAAGACCAACGCTGCTGTGGCAAAGGCAGAAAGCGTGGAAGCGGAGTACAAGGAAACGGCACTGGCTGCGAGGAACGGCGCGACAGTGCGGTTTGACGGGCTGGTGGAAGGCGTGGAGATACGACTTGTATCATGCCCCCAGATAGACGGTGTGTACTATGACACGGTGAACAAATCCTTCTGCGGAAAGAATGGTAACATATACTGCAATAACTGGTTAGGCGCAGACATGTACATGAACGATGTGCGCACGGAAGTACTGAAGGACAAGGCGTATGTGTGCGGTGGCGTGGTGTATGTGTGGAGTGATGAGGAAGAGAACCTGGTGGAGATAAGCGGAAGCGGCGGTGGTAACACTTATAACGTGACGGAGCAGGTTCCGCTGGAGAGCGGATACTATACGCTTGAGACCGCCATAGCAGCCGTGGAAGGAAAGGCACGCGCGAAGGGACGCTGCATAACCTACGAGACGGCACAGGGCAAATGGGAGACGAAGCAGTTCAAGGGCACGAACATCGAGAGCTGGGAGCAGGCGGCAAGCTGGGAGGACTTTGGCGGTGACGGCACGGTGAAGAGCGTGACGCTGAACGGCAAGAAGCTGGAGCCTGGCGAGGACGGCAACGTCGCCATCACCATCAGCGAGACTGAGGTGGACGAGAGCCTGAACGCAAGCTCGACGAACCCGGTGCAGAACGCTGCTGTGACGGCAAAGCTGATGGAGATAGAGGCGAGCACCGTCTTGGGCATGAACGCCGAACTGAGTGACGACGGCAGCAGCGTGCGCCTGGCACTGACCAACAAGAGCGGTGCGGAGATAGCGTCTGCGGACATTCCGGCAGGAAGCGGCGGTGGAGGCGGTGACGCTTCGACCACGAAAATCGTGCTGGATGCAGCCGTCAGCAAGACCATCATTAAGGAAGGTGACAGCGCGATGCTGACATGGACGTATGACCACCAGTACAGCAGCGGGGAGGAGAAAGGCACATCCACGGGCCAGAAGGCAACAGTCAGCATTGAGATGAAGAGGGGCGCGACCGTGATGTATGCAGACACGCAGCAGGATGTGAGCAAGGGAACCTATACCCTGGATCTGACGAAATACCTGCTGCTCGGAACGACAGACATCTATGTGAGGGCTACCACAACCGACCCGACCACCGGCAAGACACAGACGAGGCAGAGCTATGTGAGCGTGAAGGCTGTGACCCTTGCGCTGAGCAGCAGCTTCAACATAGCCGAGTGTGTCGCCAAGGGCGGCTACGGCGTGAGCGAGGCGGTGAGCATCCCCTTTGCGGTGAGCGGAAGCGGCGACAAAACCGTGACGCTGTATCTGGACGGACACCAGTGGGACTCGCAGACGGTGAAAAGAAGCGGCACGACGAACGGCAGTTTCTCCTTGTCGATGTCGGGAGTGAGCATCGGGCGGCACACGGTGCAGATCGTCGCCGAGATGGAGGCGAGCTCGGAGCTGACGCTGAAGAGTGAGAGCATCTACTTTGACATTCTGAAGGCCGGACAGAACGCCCCGTATATCGGCACGAAGCTGACCTTCGGCGACGGACGCATCTTTGCGGACGACCATCTGACTCCGACTATTGAAACCGGCCAGTATGAGCAGGTGAAATTTGACTTTGTGGCGTATGATCCGACAACGACCCCGGCGACGGTGGGTGTGTGGCGAGACGGCATTCGTACGCAGACGGTGAGCGTACCGAGGACTACGCAGGTATATACAAACCGTTTCCTGGAGCAGGGCGACGTGGCCATGGTGCTGAAGTGCGGCACAACGGAATACAAGCTGAACGTGAAGGTGACGGAGAGCGGCATTGACCTGAGCGAGGCGACTGCCGGACTTGTGCTGAAACTTACGGCAGCCGGCAGAAGCAATGCAGAGAGCGAGCCTGCTGAATGGCGTTATAACGACGTTCAAACGGTGTTTGAAGGTTTTGACTGGCAGAGCAACGGCTGGACGGGAGATGCCTTGAAGCTGACGAACGGTGCGAATGTTGAAATCGGGTACAAGCCTTTCGGCAACGACGCGACCACCACGGGCGCAACCTACGAGATGGAGCTGACATGCACGAACGTGACCGACCGCAGGGGTACGGTCGTGGACTGCATGACCGGCGGCGTGGGTTTCAGACTGACGACGCAGGAGGCTTTGATGCGGACGGGCGCAGGTTCGGAAGTAGGCACTAAGTTTGCAAGCGGTCTGACCCTGAAGATAGCCTTCGTGGTGCAGGAGAAGAAGGCTGGCCGACTGATGATGCTGTATGTGAACGGCATCCTATGCGGCGCGAAGCAGTATGCCTCGACGGACTCGCTGCTCCAGGCTGAACCGACGAACATCAGGATAACGAGCGAGAGTGCGGATGTGGAGGTGCGGAACCTGCGTGTGTACAACCGTGCGTTGGGCGATGACGAGGAGTTGTCGAACTATATGGTGGACCGCCCGACAAGCGACGAGATGGTGGTGCTGTTCGAGAAGAACCAGGTGATGGACGACGAGGGCACAGACGTTGACATCGACAAGCTGAGGGCAATGGGCAAGAGCGTGATGAGGATCGTGGGCGACGTGAACCTGGTGAACCAGACGAACAACAAGAAGTTTGAGGTTCCGGTGGACATCTACTTCTACTCAGCCTACGGTAAGGAGTATGACTTCATCATCTACCAGTGCGGACTGAGAATACAAGGCACCTCATCGACGACCTACCCGAGAAAGAACTACCGCATCTACTTCAGCCGCTCGACGAAGTACGGCACTAAGCTGTATGTGAACGGTGTGGAGGTCGCAGACTTCAAATATTCGTTCAAACCAGGTGCAAGACCGATAGACATATTCTGTCTGAAGGCGGACTTCTCGGACTCTTCATCTACGCACAATACGGGTGCGGTGAGAGTGGTGAACGACATCTGGAAGAGATGCGGCTGGCTGACTCCGCCACAAATGGCCTACAAGGGCAACTATGATGTGAGAATCGGCGTGGACGGTTTCCCGATAGATTTGTTCTACGACAACAACGGCACGGGTGAGAACGTGTATCTTGGCAAGTACAACTTCAACAACGAGAAGAGCGGCAGCGGCATCATCTACGGCTTTGAGGGTATCGAGGGCTTCAATGACGAGGCTGCACTGAAGGGCGAGCGCAACAAGTGTATCTGCCTGGAGTTCCTAAACAACTCGGAGACATTGTGCCTGTTCGGTACGAGCAACATGGACACGTTTGACGATGCTCTGGAGTTCCGCTTCAAGGCCGACGACACATGGGCGACGGCGCATGAGGACGACAAGGCGGCAGTGAAGCGCCTTTGGGAGTGGATATACTCTTGCAAGGGCAACCCGACGAAATTCCTGAACGAATATGCGGAATACTTCGGCAACGACTCGCCATTTGCATGGTATCTGATAACGGACTACTTCATGGCTGTGGACAACCGTGCGAAGAACATGATGCTCGTGACGTGGGACGGCAAGATATGGTATTTCATCCCATACGACATGGACACGGTGTTCGGTGAGCGCAACGACTCGGTTCTGAAATACGACTACACGATCACGTGGGAGACGATGGACGAGAGCATCGGCTCGTATGCGTTTGCAGGACACGACTCCGTGCTGTGGGAACTTGTGAGAGGCTGCCCGGACAAACTGAGGGAGGTGGCAGACAAGCTGCGAAGCACGATGTCGCTGGAGTATGTGCTGAAGGTGTTCAATGAGGAGATGATGGGCAACTGGTGTGAGCGCATCTACAACAAGGACGGCATCTACAAGTACATCAAACCGCTGACGGAGGGTGTGACGACGGCTGACGGCACTACGAGTTACTATGACTATCTCTATGCACTCCAGGGCAGCCGATACGCGCACCGCACCTATACCATCCAGAACCGGTTTGCATTGCTGGACAGCCAGTATGTGTGCGGTACATACAGAAAGGACAGTTTCGCAGCCTACTTCGGCTATAAGTTCGGGAGTGACAACCGGAAGATAAGAATCACGGCGAGCGAGCGGTATTTCTTCGGGTACGGCTACACGAGCGGTACTCCGCACGAAAGCGCAGTGCTGGCGGAGGACACGGGAAGCCAGGTGGAACTGACGCTTGACACGGACCTCATCGTGAATGACCCGCAATACATCTACGGTGCGAGCCGCATCATGGGGCTTGACTTGACGGACGTTAGCCATGCCATACTCCAGACTCTGAACTTGAACAACTGTTCCGCCCTGCGGACGCTTGACGTGAGCTGCGGCCAGACACAGACAACGCTGAACGCATTGCTGGTGAACGGTTGCCGAAACTTGCGTACACTGAATATGACCGGCTTGAAGTCAGGCAGCTTCACCGGCATAGACTTGAGCAACAACACGAAGCTGGAGACACTGAAGGCAGGCAAGACTGCCCTGACCGGCGTGAACTTCGCACAGGGTGCTCCGCTGACGAGCGTAACGCTCCCGGCAACGTTGCAGACACTGGAACTGCGCTATCTGGGCAAACTGACGACCAGCGGTCTGACGCTGGAGGGCACAAGCAACATCAACAGGCTTGTGGTTGACAATTGCCCTGGTGTGGACTGGCAGACGCTGCACGCAAGGTGCGGAAACGTGAAGTATCTGCGTGTGACCGGCATCGACATGGAAGGCGACGGCAGCCTGCTGGCCTCACTGATGCAGACGGGCGGTGTGGACGAGAATGGCGGCAATGTGGAGAGCTGCCGACTGGTGGGTACATACCGACTGACGAGATACAAGGATGACGAGGAGTATGAAGCACTGCAGCAGCACTTCCCGGAACTGAACATCGAGCAGCCGGAATACACGATGCTGGAGAGAGCGGAAACCATTGCCGACGATGTGTGTATCAGCAACCTGGACAACGAGACGGGCTACAAGTACGGCAACGATTACAAGCCGAGCGGCCATGTGGCGGCGATATTGAAGAACCGCCACAGAGTATTGGCGAAGGTGACGAAGAAAGCAACGACCCGGAACGTTACCATCGCCGGTGTTGATACGGTGATGAATAACCTGGACGGCGAAATGACATGCTACCCGCTTGACGATGCTGACAGCAACAAGTATGCGGACGGGAGCCCCGCAAAGCTTGACGGCTCGGAGGGCGACTGGATGATGCTGGAGCCGTTCTACTGGAGCAAGGGTGTGAATGACTATCTGAACGGTAGAAACTATGACTGCTACAGTTTCAGAGACAAAGCCCACATGCCAAGAGTGCCGGAGGCGACAGTGATGACGCTTGAGGACATCAAGAGAACGCAGGGTGGCTATACAAATGGCAAAAAGGTGATGAGCGGCAGGGACACGATAAACAACGCTTTCAGTAATGACAGCTCGTACTCTGTGTGTATGGTGAGTGTGGATGGCTACAAGCGTGTACGCTTCCCGAGTGTGCCAGGCACGAATCTTGTGGGCAGCGTATTCGTTGACAAGACTGGCGCAGTGCTGCAGTCCATAGTCGTGTCTACGCTGAGCAACAAGTTTGAGGCTGGCATGTATCTGATAAGCGATGTGCCGGAAGGAGCCGTGGCACTTTACTTCTCTATACTAAACACTGCTGAGTTTGACAAGGTGGTGTTGAGTAACAGCGAGAAGATTGAAGACATGGAGCCTGACTGGGTGCCCAACGACGAGCACCTTTGTGGTGTGGCGGGCAGCTCGGTGGTTGGCACAAAACTGCGTTCCTGCATAACGGGTGGTTCTACGACTGCAAACATGACATGGATGGACTTCCACTACTATAGCGTGCAGAGAGGTATGCAGCAGATAGACCCGCTGATGCACTGGCGCATCGCAAATCTGAGCTATGCAAAGTATGGGCGAAAGAACATGCAGGAGCAGTGTGGCGCAGGTTCGCACTCGAATACACGCACGACTGGCGGTACGGCATCGAGGGGCATGCAGGACACTGTGGGCTACGAAGAGGCGAAGGGGATTAATCCGAATGTGACGAACAGTCTTGTGGACAATCTTGTGCATCAGTATGCCTGGTATGTGGAGAAAGACGAGTATGGTGCTGCAAAGGTGACGCAGGTGAACAATATCTGCTGCCTGGGCTATGAGGACATCTACGGACACAAGTATGACATGATGGACAGGGTGGACATACCGAACACGAGTGGCAATGTGGGCAAGTGGCGCATCTGGATTCCGGACGGTACGATTATGATGGTGAAGGGTGCGACTATTGGTGACTCCTGGATAACGGCAGTGGCTCATGGCAAATGGATGGCCGTTGTGCCAGTTGGTGCCGTGAGCGGATCGAGCAGCACTTACTATTCTGACAAATACTGGTTCAGCTCAGCATCAGGCCGTGTGGTTTATCGTGGGTACAACAATGCGAGTGCGAATGGCGGTGTCGTGAATGCGAATGCGAATAACGATGCAGCGTATGCGTTTGCGTATGTCGGCTCACGCCTGGCCTTCCGCGGCAAGATCGTGAGGGCGCAAAGCGTGGCTGCGTATAAGGCGATAGTCGAGGTTGCGTAACGCGAAGCGCGCAAAGCGGGAGCGAAGCGACAAAACGAAAAGAACAGGGTTCGGATGGTGTCCGGACTCCGTTCTTGCATTATGTGAATACCGGCGTAAGCCGGTCGAAAATATTTTGGGGTGGGGGAGTACTCCCAGCAGTACGCTTCGTTTTAAGAAAATAGACGGCTCGTTCTGGAATGGCGAAACGTTTCGTTTTGCGGATTATACAAAAAATTCTTGGTTCGCCCTGTCCTTGCAGAATAATGCATTACCGTTTAATCGGTATTTATAAATATAAAAGCGGTGTGACATGTGATGTCGCACCGCTTTTTTCGGTATTATACATTTGTTGGTCATTATTTATTGCTATATGGTAGAACTAATAATGTGGTAAAAAGACGTGCTGCGCTCTGCTTTGCCGCTTGCCAGAGCAAGAAAGCCCTCCCTGCATGGTTCGCATCGGTCGACGCAGACATCCGCATCGGTCGACGCAGACATCCGCATCGGTCGGCGCAGACATCTGCATCGGTCGGCGCAGACATCCGCATCGGTCGGCGCAGACATCTGCATCGGTCGACGCAGATGTATTAATAGGAGGGTATGGCATCCCTGCCATACCCACGCAGCCACCCCCACGCCATCCGCAGCCATCTCCACGCAGCCACATGTACGCAGCAAATTGCGTGGGTATAGCAGGGATGCCATACCCTCCTATAGATAGTGCGACGTTGTGTGGGGCTTACTGCTTTGCCTGACATTCGAGCATAAACTCGTCAGCGATATACAGATTGCCGTAGAGATACAATCCGGTGTTTCGGTTGTGGAGGTCGGCGCAGGTCTGACTGCGATAGAAGAGGTCGAGCGCACGGGCTGGCGATACGTTCAGACGTTTGGATAGCTCGTAAGCCACACCGCCAATCTGATGACTTAATATCATGGTTTGGATAGCCGGCGACTTAATTCTTTCTTCAAATTCTTTCTGAGTCAT